CAGGAACAGCCATTGAGTTGCCCATCGCCTTGTACCTTGGTCCATCTGGAGACTCTGGTTTTTTTCGGTATGGGATGTTTGTGAAGTTATCAGGGAATCCTTGTAACCTCTCGCATTCTACAGGAGTTAGCCTACGAACTCTTGCGTTCGTAATTGTACCACCAGTGTGGTTGATATCCGAAGCGGAGGACGATAAGGTTTGAGAAGTCTTCTCGTTGATGCTCATATTGTACATATCAACGGCAACAGGAAATACAGCGTGTGGACCTTTAGCAACTAATGTTGGAGAAGTTTCAGACTCTTCAATTTTAGGTTCGTATTGAGCGTTCTGACCTTGGTTGAAAGAAGCTCTATCCAACACAATTGTTTTATTTTCGGAAACGACTAATCCCCTACCATCAGCAAGATCTTCATTTCCAATGCCTTTGTAATCTCTTGCTAAAAGAGTACCTATTGTTTCAGACTCATTTGGTGGTAACCACTTTGTTTCAGAAACTATTGGTGTGTTACCACCGCCTGTACCCCAACGAGATGTTACTGTACTACTTGTCTCTCCCATTTCTTTAACTCTGCTATCGTTAGGATGATTTTCGTAAACATCTTTTTGAATTACCGCAGAGAAGTGTCCTTTGTCAGGCATATATTGATCGTGACAGCGAGTGGTTAGACTTGCGGCTGTTTGCCCACCATCCCACCATGAGTCTGGTTCTACAACAGATACGGTTGATCTGACATCTCCAACATCAAAACAATTCAGAGTATTTGACACATCATCTTCAACCCAAGTTTCTAATCCGTCTTTGGTTGTTGCTCTGCTTGATTTACGGTATGTAGCAGGGCCTCCTTCAATCGATCGGGTAATTTTTTCCCTCTTACCTCTGCTCTCCGCAATATGCCTGCACAAGCTTTCTGACTCAAATAAAACCGCTGCGGCAGGTCTCCAGTCTCCAAGATATCCGACAACAAAGACTCTTCTACGTCTTTGTGGTACTCCAAAGTATTGAGCGTCAAGCACCCGATATGCGAACCCATACCCGCATTCGGCCACCGCTCCGAGAAAGGAACCAAAATCCCTTCCACCGCCTGAACTGAGGACACCCGGCACGTTTTCCCATATGAACCACTTGGGTCTAAACTTGTCAAGAATTCCAACATAGGTAAGGGCAAGGTTTCCTCTTGGGTCTTCAAGTCCTTTTCTGAGTCCGGCAACTGAGAATGATTGGCATGGAGTTCCTCCAACCAAAAGTCCAACTGTGTCATTGATATTCCACTCCTTGTATTTTGTCATGTCACCAAAGTTGGTAACGCTTGGATAGTGATGTGCTAATACTTGTGATGGGAACTTTTCTATTTCACTAAAGCCAACTGGTTTCCATCCCATGTGATGCCAAGCAACTGTCGCTGCCTCAACTCCGCTACATACGCTTAAATAGTTCATTTAATCTCTTCAATCATTACTTTGATAGAGCCACCCGGCACAATGTGTGAGCCACGATAGATCGACAGCTCATCTACTTGGCTATCATCATCAAAGAGGCCAGCATCTTGCAAGCTATCCAACACGCTCTTGATGCGGTTATCGATATCGAATACTCGCTTATCTCGTGGCCATACAACCATGCTGACAGATAGTCTCTTACTGCCCATCTTGGGGAAGTCGTTACATGAAACGTACTCGGCCACAGCTTGCTTGTATTCGCGCCCAGCCTTACTCATGTAGGTAGCATGAGCGCCCCTACGATAATAGGTGTTGACCGATGGTGGGAACGGCAGCTCTAAGACAATCACGCAAGCATCTTGTTAAGACGTTGCGATAGGTCTCCATGCTTTGAAAGAGAAGACCGCAGCTCATCATTAATGATTACAGCTATAGGTTTCTTACGTTGCTGGGCAGTCTGCTCTAACAATGTTCTAACGTCTGGGCGCAGTCGCACCAGGAATGGCTTTAATTCGGTCATTGTTGGCCTCTTTTGGTTGAGATATCTGATTGTAGACTAAATATAGCGTAATAAGATTAGGGTAAACACCTACTATTAAAACTAGATATAGTTTGGTATATTCATTTCTAGCGATATCGCTTAACCACCCAGATAGAGGAGTTAACAATGAAATTAGTTCAAGTTTATTTAGAACCAGAGCGCTACAACGCTCGCATCAAAGCCACCATCCCAGGCGCATGGATTGCAGTTTTTGATAATGGCGATGAATGCCCAGTATGTGCCGACTATCAAGCCAAAAACGAATCTGAGGCTCGCAAGTTTGTGCGTGAGTACCAATAATGTACGTCACCTACTATCGTGTATCAACACAGCGCCAGGGCCAATCAGGCCTTGGCCTTGAGGCACAGCGTTCTGCCGTACAGGCTTACCTTGCTGGCAAAGAAATCATTGCTGAGTTTACCGAGATCGAGTCTGGCCGTAAGAACAATCGCCCACAGTTGGCAGCAGCTCTTGCATTGGCTAAGAAACAGAAAGCCACACTCGTGATTGCTAAGTTGGATCGTCTTGCTCGTAACGTGCATTTCATCTCTGGCTTGCTTGAGTCCAATGTTCAATTCGTAGCAGCTGATATGCCAGAGGCTGACCGCACCTTTTTGCAGATGGCTGCTGTGTTTGCTGAGTGGGAGGCTCGCAAGATATCTGAGCGTACCAAGTTGGCTCTTGCAGAGGCAAAACTGCGTGGCACTAAATTAGGCTCACCAGCTCCACAGATCGGTTCTCAGGCTGGTTTGAAAGCAATTAGCGACCGATGTGAAGCATATTGCAAAAAAGTCGCGCCTTCTTTGCAAGATATTGTCAGTAAAGTCGGAACCAATCTGCGTACAGTTGCAGCCGAGCTAGAGATACGCGGTATCAAAACCGCCACAGGATTAGATGTATGGCATCCCGCCCAGGTAGGCAAACTATTAAGGAGAGTGCAATATGCTTGATTTAATCAATACTATTCTTGCCCTGATGTACATCACAGGCACCTTGCTTGTGATTGCTGGGCTGGTCTTGGGTATCTGTGCTGTTGTGCAGAACACCCAGTTCTACGCAAGATGGCAGCGCAAGCGCAGAGAGCGCATGGCCGAGAAATTTATGGAGAGTCTAAAAAAATGAAAGCATGGAACCAACACAACCAATCTTCCAAAGACTTGTACAAGTACAAGCCGGAGGACAGCATCCTTGACCGCGTTATCGCCACACTCTCGGTCATTGCATTTATCTTAATCGTGGCACTTTCTTAGGAGAACTATGTCTTTATACGATATAAAAAAACACTATGTGCCATCGCAGAAAACAGATGTGATGGCCACATTTATCAAGCATGGATTCCAGCCCCCATCCGAATGCATCAGGTATCAAAAGAAATGGGAAATGTACCGCAACTTACTTTCAAGGAATGAAAAACGTGAGCAAAAATGATACGCAACTTCAAACAATATTGGCGCACCTTAAAAAGAAGAAGTCTGCTGGGATTACTTCTTGGGATGCTATTACCAATTATGGCATTACTAGGTTGGCACACTACATACACCTCCTTAGAGGAAGAGGTTATGAGATTGCTGATGAGTTCGAGCATGATGGCCTAGATCGAACCCACAAGTGGAAACGATATTGGCTTATGAGTTCACCAACAGCTGTAGCTAAAAAATAATAAGGAGAATTACATGGTAGGAAAAGTCACTCCCAACGATATGCTCTCTGCAAGCCGCCTCCCAGCGGTTTGTGGGATGAGCCAGTATCGCTCGCCAAACGATGAGTTGCTTTCAAGTATTGCAGCCATCGATGGTAAGGAATTAGAAAACATCAGTAACGAGTCAATGGATTGGGGCAATCGCCTAGAGCCAACGATTCTGACAGAGGCAGCTCACAGGCTTGGCTGCCACCAGCTAGAGATTAACCACGAGAAACCATACTTTCACGATAAGTGGCCAATATCATGCAGTCTTGATGGCACCGCCACAGGATCCATGGAGGAGGTATTCACAGATCCAGAGCGTGGCATCTATGTGGTGGGTCAGTCTTCTATAAGACTTGAGGGTACAGGAGTCTTGGAGGCCAAGCTAACAGCTATGGATGCCGAGGATGTCTTGCCCTTGTACAGAGGGCCAATCCAACTGCAAGCTCAGATGGCTATCACTAAGGCATCGTGGGGCGCTATCGCTGTGCTGTATCGCGGTACAGAGTTGCGGATCTTCCTGTTTGCGCCACACGCAGAGACCTTGGATCTCATTGAGAGAACTTGTAAGGACTTCCAGGATCGGCTGGATCGGTACAAGAATACTGGTGGCATAGACCACTATCCAGCCATTAATCCAAAAGATGCAGCAAGAACATTCTCTGCTGGCTCGATTGATGAGCCTGTAACCTTGGATGATTATGGTACTGAGTTGGCAAAGTTAATCTTGGAAAACAAGCAGAAAATTTCAACGCTTGAAGAAGAGAACCAAAAGGCACAGACAGAAATTATGAACATTATGAAAAGCCATACTGTAGCCATCGCTGGTAACTACCAGATAACGTGGCCACAACGTAGCTACAAAGCTCAGTTAGCCAAGATAGTGCCAGCAAAGGATGCTTACACAATTCGTCAATCAACATTAACAATTAAAGGTCTTAAATGAAACTACTCGCCACAGCATTGGTCAAAGCCCAAAAAGAATTTGAACCAGCACGAAAGGATGCAACTAACCCTCACTTCAGATCTAGGTACGCTAACCTCTCAGCTTGCGTAGATGCTGTAAAGGATGCCTTAAACAACAATGGGATATCCCTTATTCAGAATACCCATGAGTCTGATACTGGAGTAATCGTAGAGACTATCTTCTTACACGAATCTGGTGAGATGCTATCTGCTGGTAAGCTCCACTTCCCAGCTAGTAAGCAAGATGCCCAAGGGTATATGTCAGCATTGACCTATGCTCGGAGAGGACAACTTTTATCAGCTTGCGGTATAGCACCAGAGGATGATGATGGTAACGCTGCCTCTAGAACCGCTAGAAACCCCCTAGATTCGATTCCAAAGCTGGCTGGGGTACCTATCCCTACACCCACACCGAAAGTTGATCTGAACTCGATTAAAGAGGACATCCCTAGTAGTGGTAAAAATACAACACTCCCACCTCCGGGGTCAGTTAGGCTACAGATACCCGGCAAGGATGCCATCGAGTGTAAAAACATTGAAGAGTTTATTAGCAGCTACAACACAGTTGCGGATAAAGTAGCCAACTCCAAGCTGGCGCTGGCTGACAAACAAAAGAAACTGTTGGAGTTCAACACGCTAAACAAAACCACCATCGAGATGCTATCACCCGTCCAGATGGTAATTATGACTAGCGCAAAGCAGAATCGTAAGAAAGTATTAGATGGTGTTGCTTAGGTAGAGGGCGCGTTCATCATTGCGCCTTGATACCAAACCTTTGAGAACCTTGCCGCCAGCCTTTGTCCAATCGAGAAAGGCCTCAGCGGCACCCTCAAAGTCTCCGCGATTGTGTTTCATTCTTAGCGTTGAGCGTTGAAGATTACCCAATCCAACATTAAAGGCAAAGCTGACGAGTGCGCTAAACCTCCCAGGAGTAAGCCCATCAGGACATAGTCTGCGTACCCCGCTTTCAAATCTCTGTAAATCTTCTTCAAGCAACTTGTTAACTTCATCCATGCTGAGGGTTCTGTTCCACCCCTCTGGGATTGGTAGGTTCTTACGCTCTTCAAGTTTCACCTTTATGTGATTGGGATCTATTACTCTTCCGACACCAACTGTCCACAGTAATGCTGGACATTGGTATGGTTTTACTCGCACCCCTTCATGGTGGCGAATCATCTCAATAACTTTGTGGCTTAGTCTCATTTCTTAGAAAATGCTTGGGTTCCAAACCAGAAAGCGACTACAGAACTCCAAATGATTTGAGTCTCGTTATCCCACAGCACGTCTAATGCAATGCTGAAGTCAACTCCTGTCTTCCAAGCATATACGAAACCAAAGATTTCTACGAAAGCAAAGAGGACAAACATTCCATAGGTAATCGCTGGGCGCACCATAGCACGAGCGTTGATGACCCATGTAGATGCACCTTGACCGATAGCGATGTCATGGGAATAGAGTGACTCACGCTCTTTCTCTGCTGACTGTATTGCAATCTGCTCTGTGCGGATCTCTTCTACTCTGGCTTGAGCAATGTAGCCACGCTCTAGCATCTGTAGCTCACGCTCAGTCTGCATACGAGCTAGATCCATCTCATGTGCTTTGTCTGATTTATCTTGGAAAAAATCTAGCAGCTTTGGTAAGCCACCGGCTAGGAATGAAACGAGAGTTGTTAACAGAGTAAACATTATTTATATCCCCATACTAAAAAATAAGCAATCCAACCAGCCACAGCAAAGCACCAGAACTGCGCCCACCTAGCCCTCGATAGATCAGAGTCAAATGCTTTCTGAAACTCTTTCTCCTGTTTCTCCAGCTTGACCCTAAGAGCCTCAACCTCTGCCCATCTCTTGCCGTACTTTTTTAAGAAGTCAGCTCTTAGCGTGGCCTCTTCTCTGCGTACTTGTTCTTCATGTTCCCAAGCATTTAGTACACGCTTGAGAAATAACTCCTTGCGTACCTCATTCTCACGCAGCTCCCTACGTCTATCGAGGTTGCGCTGCTGGGCTACATCAGATGCCTCTTTCTGGGTATCCGCAATGCTCTTGGACAGCTCTTTGCTGACATCACGACTAGCATTTAGAGAACTGCTGAGACCCTTTGCGCCCTCTAGGAATCCAAATTGATCCGACACATCAGGAGCCGATCTTAATGTGACCCATCCCAGCTAGGAATGTAACAAGGCCAACTGCTCCAACTCCAACAATCCAAAAGAACTTGGTGACCACAGACTTACCGATATTTGTATAGACCTTTTCAATGACACGCTCTGTCACCTTCTCAACGATATCCTCAATCTCCTGTTCGGTAAGCTGGGCCATCATTATGCTTTCTTGCGTACGTTTTTGCGTACTACTTTCTTGGTAGCTTTGCGAGCTGGCTTAACAACAACTGGTTTCTCAATAGGAAACTCAAGGGTAGCTCTGGGGATAAAGCCAAAGCGGTCTAGGATGTATGCAAAGATAAAGTTCATGGCAAACTCGCAATGTACGCACTAGCATCCGTCATCACATTCCCATCGGCATCTTGCAGTTCTGCACCAGCTAAAACTTCTTTTTTGAAGGTTTGGTAGTCGGTGTTGGCTGGGTCAAATGGAATAGATAAAAT